ATTTGTGTCATAATCTTCATCTGTTCCTATATATTTGAGCCATTCTTCAGGTGTAACACCTGTCATAATAAACTCTCTATCATCAGCAGATAAATTAGACATTGCTTCTTGGATAAATGTACCTGAAGCCCAGTTGTCAATTTGGGCTTGGGTTACATCTATTTCTCTTGAACTGACAACACCAGTAAGAGATGATCTTTTAGTTATTAACATAAGATTAAAAATTATCTTCGTTAATGTAATAAGCAAGACTATCCATTGATGTAGTTACTATTTCTTGTCTATGAGAGTCTTTTAATATGACTTCATTGTTATCTAGTATTACAACTTGATATTCTTCTTGAGGATAAGTAGGATTAGGTTTTGCCATAACACCACCTATTAGTGCTCCTAGTAATAGGATGCCAAAGATTGATAAAAACTGTTTCATGATTATTATTGGATTAAATTGGTTAAATATTAAAAACCAAGCTTATACCTACTTGGAATGGGAAACTGAATGCAGTTTCTCAGGGCAACATTTAAGTTTGACAGTTGCAGTCTAGTCTTCTAATACCTTAAGACATTGGCTTTCCAAGTTCTCACTTGAAGCAGGGTTAATTCCCTGACTGGACATACATCATGTTGTGATCAAATCAACATTTCTTGAACAATTCGTTATTATGCACAATATTCACTAGGTGTACATAATATAGTGCTTTACAGTTATTTCAGCACTAACTGACCTTTTTATTAGGATTTTGCTATCCAATTAGTTATGGCTCTAGACATAGAAATATTATCTTGAGATAAGAGTTGTAACTCTTCTAAAGATTTAATTTCTACATCACCATAACTATTAATAGTGTTATTTGGATTGTTGGTGTAAATATCAACAATACCATTATCACCATTATAGTCATCACATAGTTCTTGAGTTAAAAACTCATTGTTATATGTGATCCATTGAACAGAACCATAACATCTTACACAAGCAAGATAAATAAAACCATCAGAGGTTTCTTTTAACTTTTTAAGTAATGTATTTGCATGGTTTTGAGCATTTTTATACTCTTGAATTAATTCTGTCATTTCATGTTGGATTAAAGATTAATTAAAATAAGGCTATTAAAATGTATGATATTAAATATGTAAAGTTTAAAAAGCAATGTAAAGAGGAGTATTTGTTCTCCTCTCTGCATTCTTTATAACAAAACTATTTCAAGGAGTTACGCCTTATGCTAGTTAAACACATCTATATAGTTAGTCAATGTTAAGTTAATAACACAGCATATTCCTAATCAAAGGAATATACTGTATTATCAGAGCCTGTTACATTAACAAGACAAGCATTGTCCATGTCACCATCTTCAATTAAGAAAGCTAAATCTTTCTTAAAATCAATGTCATTTTGACATTTCCATCTCATAGTTTTATGAGCAACAAATAGCTTACCTGTATGTGGATTCTTAACCACATCAGCCTTGTTAATGTTCATTTCTTCCTTGAATTCATCCCAAGTTAAAAATGTTACATTGTTAGATTTTGCAGTAGTTTTAGCTGAATTTGCCATTTTGTTTAATATTTATATGTTTAAAAAAAAATAATTAATACTCACATATTAGTGAGGGTTTTGAGTTAAGGTATTATAGTATGGTGAGTATATAGAATTACGCTATCACCTGTAATCTATATACTCCATACTTAGTGAGGGTTTTGAGTAAAGACCTCATTGGCATTAGTTGCCCTAAGTGTTTCCACTCAGGGCAATGCCTGCTCAATTCCCTAGTTAAAGGTATACTGAACATTGTCACTTTCTGTGACGTTAACAAGACAAGCATTAGCATAGTCTTCATCTTCTACTAAGAACCTCATTGGTAGTTCAAAGTCTATGTCACCTTGACATTTCCATCTATTGCTACCACTAGCAACAAACAGTTTTCCCGTATTGGGATTCTTAACAACCTCTGCTTTCTTGATGTCAAAGTAATCTTTGAATTCATCCCAAGTAAAGAACTCGACATTACTTGTTGTAGTATCTACAACTGGTGCAGCAACAGCTGCTTTCTGAGTTGATTTTGTTGTACTCATAATCTATGTAAAGGTTACCTACATCACCTTCAAGGTTTTAATTAATACTCAATACTTTGTGTGGGTTTTGAGTTAGATATAAATATCTCGCCCACAGATTTGCAAGCCCAAATGTCCCCAGGGGGGCCTTGTACTTGCCAAAACTTGGTGGGGGTTTTGTTCAGGGAGGATCACACTTTCATAAATTACCAAATTTAAACCCACCCTAAAATTTTAAAAAATTTTTACTACCATAATAGGGTAGTATTAAATATTATTATTAACTTTGCTAAATATTAATCTGAACACTATGGCCAAGACTCTATCTCAAAGAGCTAAAGAATTAAAGGAAGAGACTCCAGAAAGCCTTAAGAATAGTTATCCTTTATATCCTATTGTAAGGAGAGAAGTTACAGACAGTAGTATTGAATTCAGTACTTTAGTTAGGAAGAGATATGATGGTAAATACTATTTGATTCCTATGAGATACTCTGACTCTGCAGAAGCCAAAGCTATTCATGGCATTCACTCTAATGTACATAGGTATCTTATGTTAGGAGTTTTGAACAGACAAGATATAATTGACAATGATCAGATTAATGAAGTAAATAGATTAACTAATTTAAAATAATATATTATGGCAGAAGATCAAGGAAGTTACAATATACAAGCAAGTTTTATAACTCAAGACAATATAATTGATCCTAATTATGTTGTAATGTCAGGTAATGAATTAAGGAATTTGTATATTAGTAAGGCTTATGCAAGTCAGGTTGTAGATTGGGTAGAAGGTGGAATAGATCCTAGTACTGTGACCCCTGAGACACTTAATACATTGACTCAAGGATGGACTACAGAATCTGAAAGTGTATATCCTGGATTAGGGGATTATACAGTAAGGTTACTAGATGATGAAGGTAACCCTGTGCCTGTAGGAAATGAAGTTGCTTTTATTGTAGAAAATGAAGACCTTCCTGTTACTCCTACTTGTTCTGATAGGGTAGTAGTGTTGCAAATATGTAATGAGAATAATATTACGGATGATAACTTTGATATTTATTTGAATGGTTATTACATTGGGGCAGTAGATTTATCTGCTATGGCTCAAGTTGGTTCTGTATTTATAGCTAGTGAGAATCCTGCTTTAACTATTAGTGCTTCTGATTTTGCTTGTCCCTTAGTTGGAATGGTAATTTATAGGTTTGATCCTGCTTTACTTCGCACTAATAATATGATTCAAATGAAGAATACTCAAGATAATGGGTTTGGAAATCAAGGAACTATTGGAGTTAGAAATTATTTATTAACAGGTACAGACTTAAGTGCCCCTTGCGTTATTAATGACTTAACTTTTGCCATGGGTAATGGTGAGGATACTGCTTTAAGTTTTTTCTACACACAATGTTGTCCATAAAAAATAAAATATGAAGATAATACAAAAAGGAATTGTTGGGTTAAAAGATGCCCAATATTATATCTATCACTTAAGCATTATTAATCCCTTTTTACCAATAGAACTTACTCCAAAGGAAAGAGAAGTTCTTGGTACATTTATGTCATTTAAAGGGGAACTTGCTGAGAAGGATAGGTTTGGAACTACATTTAGAAAAGAAGTAAAAAGCATACTTTCTATGTCAGATGGTGGATTATCTAATCATCTTTCTTCTCTTAAGAGTAAAGGTGCAATCAGAGAAGATTTAGGAGGAATTATCCAGGTTGCTGGTATACTCCTTCCTGAAGAGAAACAACAGTTCTATCAATTTAAAATAGTACAAGAGTAATGAGGTTATTAAATGCCGATTTAATTGAAGAGTACTATCAGTCTATAAGAGGGAAGTACCCCAATCTTACAAAGGAACAATGTATTGAAATTTGCTCTGCTCCTTTTATTGAAGTAAGGCAAGGAATTGAATCTGGTACATTTGTTAATGTAAGGTTACAATTTTTTGGTACATTTGTATCTTATCCAAAGAAGTTAAATTATCATTTACAGGTCTATGCTAAGATGTTCAAGGAACAGAGAATAGCTCCTTTAAATTATTTTAAAAAGAAAGAACAACTAGAGTCAGCTATTAAACGAAAAGAAATAGAAAATGAAAGCAAAAGTTAATTATAAAAACATCAAAGCTTATATTCAGGGACATTTAAGAGAGAAACTTTTCTTTAGTAAAAGGTTTAATTGGTTACTTCCTTTGCATGTATTCGAGCAGATTAATTATAGGTTGTTTGTTATGAATAAGGAGTGTTATAGTAATGGAGAATGTGTGCACTGTGGCTGCACAACTCCTGCACTTCAAATGGCAAACAAGACTTGTGATGCAAAATGTTATCCTGTAATGGTAGATGAGACTGATTGGTTAATCTACAAGAGAGAGTATAATATTGAATTTAAGTATTGGGATATAAGAAAATCAAGAGATTTTGAATTAAGAATAACACACCATAAAAAATTTTAAGATATGAGTCACTGGGAAAAATCAGAAATTAATTTAGGGATAATAAAAGCAGGTTCTCCTAAAAAAATAATCTTCAGGTCTTTAGAAAGCATACCTACAATAACAGCAATAGTGCCTTATTGTGGATGTACTGCAACTAAGTATGATGAACAAACTAAAGAGTTAGTAATTACTTATAGTAATACTAATATCCCTGAGCAAGTTCAAGGGGCCCAATCAGTTACAAAAAGGATTGACATTATATATGAAGATCAGATAACAGAAATATTAACTATTAAAGCAACAAGGATTAGATAATGGCAAATAAACTCACTATAGCAGACTATATAAGACTAGCTAAGGCTAATCCAACAGTAGAAAAGGAATTCGAGTACTTTAAAGAGTACATTTTTAACAGAACTTTGGTTTGGGAGGGGGTAAAAAACCCTAAAGCAGGGGGAAGTCTTCATAATGTTGCTGGAGACTCTGGAGGTTGGACTCTTTGGGGCATTGCCTATAATCATAACAAAGAAATGTTTAAAAATCTTGATGATTTCAAGGATACTACCTATGAAGAAGCTGCAGCTATTGCTTATACTAAGTATTATAGAGCAATAAATGCATTTATTCTTCCTCTTGAAGCAAGACTTATGTACTTTGATACTGCTTATAACATGGGAAATGCTAGAGCAATCAAAATAATGCAAGGTTGTGCAAAAGTCCCACAAGATGGGATTATTGGACCTGCAACTAGGGAGAAAATGCTCCATGTAACTGAAGAGTGTTTATACTTAGCTAGAAATACAGCCTATAATAGTCTTGTAAGAGTAAATATTAAACTTAAAAAGTTTTTAAAAGGTTGGTTAAACAGATCAATAGCAATCTTTAAAGTATAAACTATGCTACCAATTGAATTAGAAATTTACTTCAATACAGATGAGACTGATAACCTAGAAAAAATGGGGTTAACTTCTCATGTAACTAATTGTGAAACAAGACTAATGACTTTCTTTAAGATAGATGCCATAGGTATTGCTAAAGAACCTGATGGTTTTGAGTATGGTATAATCTATTCAGCAGCTGATAACTTTGCTAGTGTACTTACTTACGAAGAGTTAAAACAGTTACTTAATCCTCAACAACAAACTATATGAGTTTACTATTTACAGTAGAGAGCAAAGTAGTCTCTCCTACAACACAAGTTTTACTTATACCTCCATTCAAAGAGATATGGGAAAGAGATGAATCTGCAGATAAAAGATATGCTATAGAAGACTTCTCTTATATTGAATTCATGGCATCTATTCAGAAATCTAATCCTTACTCAGGATACTCTGAAGACCAGAGACCTGATAAGATTATAAAAGATATAATCACAAGAGCAGAGTGGGACCAAAATGATCCTTTACTTCTTAGAGGTATTGCTAAGCTTAAAGAGTTTCAAGCTGAAGCTTCTGTAACTTATAATTACTATATGGCTGCTAAATCAGCTGCTGAAAAGATGCAACAGTTCTTTATTGGATTCAGCATGAATGATGTTAATCTCAGAACAGGTGCACCAATCTTTAAACCTAAAGATATAACCTCAGCTTTAAATGATACTTCTAGAGTACTAGAAAACTTAAATACTCTTAGAGAAAAAGTTGATAATGAGGTATTTGAAGAGGTAAAAAATAAAGGGCAAAAAATAGTTAGTCCATTTGCAGACCCAAATAGTTTAAAATAAATATTAACTTAATTTTTAAAAATCATGGACTCTTATAAACAAATTACTCATAATTGGAAACCAGATAGTTGGAAATGGAAAAAAGAAACTACTAATTGTTTAGAAGAGCAAGAGTGTGAAATAACTTCTAAAATGTTTTCAGAAAAACCTAGTTTTTTAAAAAAATATGAACTTCATTCTATTACTTTTTACACTAAAGAAAAGTGGGTACAAGTTCTTATTAGATTTACTTATCAGTTTACTTTAAGTAAAAATTTTAAATTATTTAGATATAAAATATGAGTCAACTAGGATCAATAAGGAACCCTGATGGGATTTGGATAAACACAGAAGTGTTTAGAGAAGAAGCTAGAAAGTTTCAGAAGTATGGTTCATACTGTCTAGACCCTTGGGGTTCCCCTGATTGGTTTACTTATTGGCAAGAACAAAGAGCTAGAATAATTAATGGTCATTCTGTAGGTGGAGTTAAGGTCACTGGAGATCATTATTTCTATCTTAATTTCTGTCCTATTCTTAAGGCAGAAGATATGAATGCTAAAAAATCTGCTAAAATTACTGACTTCCCTGACTTTTGGGATGGAGATTATAATTACTTTTGGGCAAGAGAAATTGCTTTTAATGGTATTGTAGATGGACTAGGAATACCTGTAACTGAATCTACAAATCTTTCTGACTTATTTACTGGGTTACAATTAGGAGTTAAGATTGAAGAGTCTTACTTAAATGGAGGTTATAATCTTATTGTAGGTAAATCTAGAAGGAAAGGTTACTCATATAAGAATGCTGCTATTGCAGTTAAGAATTACTTGTGTTATCCAAGGTCATTAACAATCTTTGCTGCTTATGAAAAGAAATTCCTTTATCCTAAAGGTATCTTTACAATGTCTTCTAATTATCTCAACTTTATTAATGCTCATACAGCTTGGGTTTATCCTAAAGATACTGTAGATAAAATGGACCACGTTAAAGCTTCTACTATTGAATACAGAAGTGGAGTTAAGATTGAGACAGGATTCTTATCTGAAATAATGGCTTTAACCTTTAAAGATAATGCAGATGCCGCAAGGGGTAAAGATGCTAGAGATGTAATCTTTGAAGAGTCTGGAGCTTTTGGTACTCCTGGATTACTTAAAAACTCTTATGCTGCTACTCAAGATTGTGTAATGGCAGGAGCAATTAAAACAGGTATGATTACTATCTTTGGTACTTCTGGAGATATGGAAGGTGGTACTGCAGATTACTCTGAAATGCATTCTAATCCTCTTAGGTTTGGTATGTTACCTTTTCAAAACATTTGGGATGAAGATTCTGAAGATATGAAATGTGGTTTCTTTCATCCTATTACTTGGAACATGGAAGGTTACTATGATGAACAAGGTAACTCAGATATTCAATCAGCTAAAGCTTTAGAGCTTGCTCAAAGAAAACTTTTACTTGACAATGGTGCTACTTCTGCTGATATTCAGAAGAGGATGCAGGAAAAACCTTTGGGCCCTTTTGAAGCATTTGGTATGGTTAGTATTAATAACTTTCCTGTACTTGAATTAAAGAGGCAACTTGAAATAGTTAAAGCAAAGAATCTTCATATGATTATGGGGACTCCTGTTAAACTATTCTATGATTATGAATCTAAAAAAGTTAAAGCAGAACCTATACTTGATGGCTCAGCTAATGTAATTTATAGAATGAAACCTGACAATACTTCTCTAGAGGGGTGTCCTGTTATCTATGAATATCCTGCTGAAGTGCCTCAAAGAAATGCTTACAAAATAGGTTATGACCCTTACAGACAGGCACAAGGTACTTCTCTTGCTGCTGTTTATGTTTATAAGAGTGTAATTATAGGAGATAGAACTAAAAGAATAATTGTTGCAGAATATGTAGGTAGACCTGGAGAAGCAGATGATGTAAACTACATTTGTAGATTATTTGCTGAGTTATACAACACTACTATTATGCATGAGAATGAAGTAACCCATGTTAAAGATTACTTCAGAAGAAGAAAACAACTGCACTATTTAGCTTATCAACCTGATGAAGTTATAAAGAAGAATGTTAAGAATTCTAAAGTAAATAGGTTATATGGTTGTCACATGATAGATCAACTTAAAGATGCAGGTGAAAAGTATATTAAATCTTGGTTGTTAGAGACTCTTGACTTTGATGATGATGGTATGCCTATTAGAGCTTTAGATCAAATTTATTCTATTGGACTATTAGAAGAGTTAATTAGTTATAATAGAAAGGGAAACTTTGATAGGGTCATGGCACTTATGCAAGTTATGTTTCAAGATCAAGAAGACTTACATGGAAAAGAATACCAACCAAAATCAAAAGGAAATGCTAAAGCAAAACAACTTTTAGATATGATGGGAACTATGTACTCAAAAAATAATGGTAGAAATGCTCTACAGTCATTAAAATAATTATTACTTTTGTGGATACTTATCTTTTAAACAAATGAATCAACCAGTTACGCAACCCAAGTCATATTCTACTGAGAGACTTAGCAGAAGAGAAAAGGAAGATAATAACTTTCTTTGGTATAGAGAAAAGATTGACATGTATGATACTAAAGCCAACTTCTTATCTATTGGATATGGAGGGGTTAATGAGTATAAAAGAATGAGGGTAAATTATGATTTATTTAATAACATAATTGACCTCTCTGACTTTGCTTATGTAGCTAGTCCTTATGGGGCTGACCAGGGAGAGATGCCAGCTCAAATGGCAAATAGAGATATTTGTTCTTATAGAGTAAAAGCTTTAATTGGTATGGAAATGAAAAGACCTTTTGGTTATAGAGTCATTGCCACTAATAAAGAAGCATCAAATAGAAAAGTAGAAGAAGAGACTAAAAGAATAACTGACTTTGTTGTTAACTCTATAATGGCTCCCATTAAACAACAAAAAGAAGAAGAGTATCAGGCTCAAATAAAAGGAAGAGAGCTCACTGAACAAGAGTCTCAACAAATGCAAGAAAAAATGCAAGCTGACATTGAAGCTGCAACTCCTGATAAAGTAAGAGCATACATGAAAAGGGACCATAGAGATCCTGCTGAAGTACAAGGACAACAAATTGTTAATTACTTAATTAAGAAATTAGATGTCAAAAAGAAATTTAATAATGGTTGGAAACATGGTTTAATCTCAGCTTATGAAGTATATTGGTTAGGAATAATCAATGGAGAACCAGCAATGAAAGTTGTAAACCCTGTTAGATTTTCTTGTGATAAAGCTTCAGATCTTGACTACATAGAACAAGGAGAGTGGGCTGCAGCAGAATATAGAATGCACCCTTCACAAATTGTACAGACTTTTGAACTTACAGATAAAGAAATAGATACTCTTTGGAGAAACTATAATCATCATATTACTCAAAGAGTACATGACAATCTATTTAATTTTGATGAATACTTAACCTATGAAGATAAAAATGCAGTAAGGGTATTGCATTGTGTATTTAAAGGACTTAGAAAAATAGGTTGGTTAGATTATATAGATCAAGATGGTGTTCTCCAAACTAAGTTTATGGTTGATGAAACTTATAGACTTGATAAAGAAAATGGAGATGTAAAAATTAAGTATGAATGGATTCCTGAAGTATATGAAGGATATAAAATTGGTGCTGACATTTACAAAGAAATGAGACCAATTCCAGGACAGTTTAAAGATATGGACAATATCTATAAATGTAATTTACCTTATTATGGTGCAATCTATGATAACATAAACTCTCAACCTACTTCTGTAATGGATAGAATGAAAGTTTATCAGTACTACTATAACATAGTAATGTACAGATTAGAGTTACTCTTGGCTTCAGATAAAGGGAAGAAAATCTTAATGAACATCAATGCTATTCCTACTGACTCTGGAATAGATCTTAAGAAATGGCAATACTTCTTTGAAAGTACTCCTTTTATGTGGTACAATCCTGATGAAGAAGGAATGAATCAAAGTGATGTAAATACTATTGCTAAGACTCTAGACCTTTCATTGGCTTCTGATATTCAGAAATATATTCAACTTGCAGATTACCTAGAACAAAAATGTGGTAAATCTGTAGGTATTACAGATCCTGTTCTTGGACAGACTTCTGTATCTGAAAGAGTTACTAATAACCAACAGAATCTTGTACAGACTTCTCACATGCTTGAACCTTACTTTGACTTACACAATTGTATTAAAAGAAATGTACTTCAAGGATTACTTGATATTGCTAAGGTAGCTTATGCTAACTCTGATAAAAAGAATATCACTTATATCTTAGATGATATGTCTATAGAGATGTTACAGATGGATATAAACTTACTTGATGAAAGTACATTAGGTTTATTTATGGAAGACTCTTCTATGTCAGAAGAAATTAAACAGACTATTCAACAACTTGCTCATGCTGCAATGCAGAATCAAAAAATTGAATTATCTGATGTCCTTAAAGTTATTAAACAAGATTCTATACAAGAAGCTGAAGAAGCTTTACTTGTTTCTGAAGAACTTAGATCTAATAGAGAACAAGCACAGGCACAAGCACAAGAAAAAGCTAAAGCAGACTTCCAACAAAAAGAACTTGAGTTTAAGAAAGAAGAATGGGCACATGAAGCTGACATGATTACTCTTAAAGAAGAAGAAAGAAGAAAAACTGAGATTCAGAAACAAACTATTCTTTCTATGGGATTTGATATTAATAAAGACCAAGATAATGATGGCACTCCTGATGTACTTGAAGTTGCTAAATATGGAGTTGATGCTGAAATTAAGAGAGCACAAGTTGCTAATCAAGCTAAACTAATTGATCATCAAATACAGGATGACAAAGAGAAAAATAAACTAAAAGCTAAAGAAATTGCTCAAAAGGGAGCAGGAAAATAAAATAAGGCTATTATACTTTAAATAGTAAACCTTCATTTTGAATATGTAATTAATTAAATAATTAAACTTAAATTTGTCACAATTATGAGTGGAACAGAGAAAACCATTGACCAATTTGCAGGATGGGATGATTCATCACAACAACATGATTTTTTTGGAGAAACTAATCTAGAAGTTGATGCAGTAGATGTAGCATTAAAAGATGATGTTAAAACAGAAGAAGATCTTGCAAAAGAAGAGGAGGAAAAAAAAGAACAAGAATTGATTGATGATCAGTTTAAAGCTTTTGAAAAAGATGCCCCTAAAGTTCAAACTGAAGATGAGGAAGAAGATAAAACTTCTTCAGTTAAAAAAGAACCAGTAACTAATGTAAATAATAAACAGACTCTTGAGTTCTTAAAAGAAAAAGGTCTTGTAGATTATGAGTTAGAAGATGGTGTAGAACTTACTGAAGAAGATGCAGAACATTTACTTGAAGACTCTTGGGAGAAAGCTTTAGAGTTAGAAGTAGAAGCTACAATTAAAGACCTTCCTCAAGATATTAAAGACTTAGTAAAGTTTGCATCTAAAGGAGGTAATGTTGGAGAACTACTAGGTAAGATGATTCAACATGCAACTTCAGGTATTACTAAAGATAGTGATATTGATAATGAAGATGTTCAAGTTCTTGCAGTAACAATGGATTTAAAGAACCAAGGTTATGACCAAGAATATATAGATTCTCAGATAGAGTTCTTAAAAGACAGTGGAAAATTAGAAACTATTTCTAAAAAATCTTATGATAAGATTATTGCAACTCAAGAGTCTGAGACTGCAGGTCAAGTCCAAAGACAAAAAGATATTGCAGAAAGTAGAAAGAAACAAGCTAGAGAATATAAGACTAACATTACTAGTCATATTAATAGTTTGAATGAAACTGGAGGATTACCTTTATCTAAACAAGATAAGACAAGTCTTCCAACTTATATCTCAGAACCTAATGTAGAACTACAAGATGGTAGATTTGTAAGTGAAATGCAAGCAGACTTATTCAAAGTGATGGCTGACAAAGATAAAATAGTTCTTTTAGCTAAACTTCTAAAAACAGATTTTGACTTTAGTGCTATTGAGAGAAAGAAACAAACTCAAGCTGCAAGAGGAGTCAGAGAAGCTGTTGAAAGAGTTGACAGAAAGGAATTATCAAATTCAGAAAGTGGAGGTCACAAATCCAATAAAAAGGCCCTTTGGGATATGCTAGAGGGATAAACTAAATTAATTATTAACTTAAAATTAAATCAAAATGGCTACATTAGGAAGCAAGCTTCTCGTAAAAGAGATGGAGTGGAATGCCAACATGACTGAGCAATCTCACTTAGGTGCTGCTCTGATTGCTAAACCACACCGTATTCTTGGAGAAATGGACAAATTGTTCTCAGCTCAAAACTACTACTCTGATAATCCAATGTCTTCTTTGTTGATGGGTAACTCTAAAACAGAAGAAACTATTGGTAACACAGAATGGGAATGGGAGTTGAAAGGTGCAAACACTAGACCTCTAGTTGTTGTAGAAAATGTTGAAGCAGTGGGTAACACTACTCCAGGAAAATTCAAAAAAACATTCAAAATTAAACTTGATGAGAACTGGTACTTACCAGGAGATGTTATCATGCCAGGTACTTCTAACAAGAAATACCAAGTACGTGTACAAAATCAAGGAGTAAAACATGGAGATGGTACTGTCTACACTGTAAGAATGAATTCAGATGACCCACAAGCATTTATGCCTGTTAAATATTTGAAACCAGGACAACAATGGGGTAAACTTTTCTCTCAATATGAGGAAGCTGCTGAGCAATCAGGTTCAACTGTATTCAGTTTGCCAATTGCCTTCAGAAACAGAATGTCTAAGTACAGAAAAGAATACAGAATTACTGACTATGCTTCTACTGAAGTATTGGCTGTAGCTATTCCTGATTCTAAAGGTGCTTATCACAATTCATGGATGCGTTATGCTGAAGTTGAATATTGGCAACAATGGTACAGAGAAGTAGAACGTGGATATTGGTATTCAAGATCTGCAGATACTGTATTAGGTGCTAATGGTAGACCAGTAAGAATGGGTCCTGGAATCCAAGAGCAATTGGAAGATTCTCACCAACACAGATATTCTCACTTAACTGCTAAGTTAATTGAAGAGTACTTGCAAGACATCTTTTATTCTCGTGTTAAGCCAGGTGCTGGAAGACAGGTTAAAGGATTCACAGGAGAGTATGGAATGTTACAATTCCACAGAGCTATCCAAGATTGGCAAAACAAATCAGGATTTATTAAAAATATTGAAGTTTACACTAACAAAGTGACTAACTCAGTACATACTAATTCTCTTGAAGCAGGTTACCAATTTGTGAAATACAACATGGCAAATGGTGCATCTCTTGAGTTAATCCACAATCCTCTTTATGATGATAGAGAGATTAACTTTGAAATTGATGAAGTTACAGGTTTCCCAATTGAGTCTCAAAGAATTACATTCTTAGACTTCTCAGGAGAATCTAAAAACTCTAACATCAAAATCATGAACAAAAAAGATGGTTTTGCCTTTACTTATGTTGAAGGTATGTATGGTCCTTATGGTCCTAAAAATGGTGGTTCTTCTGCACACTCTGGTTCTTACTATGAAATGCATGTTGAAAAATCATGTGGTATCCATATCCATGACATCACTAAATGTGGTGAACTAATCTTGTCTCGTAACTAAGATGAAAGTTGGTAAAGCAAGTTCATGTAAACCTAAGACAGGTGGCATGAAGCCAAAACCAAGAAAATAATATTGTATTATCTACTAATAAGCTCCTGTAACAGGGAGCTTTTGGTGGTAAAGGGAAAAAGGATTTCCTTAAGTTCATTATAAATATTGGAAATTATGAGTTCAGTAAAAGTTGAAATCAGACCTATTGAGTCAAAAAGGTGGCACAACAAAACAGGTCAAGAGTCTTTCACAAGACCAAAAAAAATTCAAGCTTTAGTAGATGCTACTACAATGAGGTATGCTACAGGGCTATCAGAAGCTGACATTAAAGAGTTAGCTAAAAAAGGAGTAAACTATGATTTGTCTCCACACTATAATTCAGAAGCTCCTCATCCATTTTGGGATTCAGGAATGGCAATTATAAAGTTAGAAAATAATACAATGTTCTTTGACAATGATAATCCTCTAGACTATATTAAAGTAAGAGTGATGAAAGCTAGTAAGTATGTTGCCAATTCAATGGCAGAATATGATCTAGGGATGTGGCCAGAAGCTACTCATGTTATTTTTGATGAAGCAGAACAAGCATCAGTAATGGCAAGTAAAGTAGAACAAAAGAATACTGCCATCATTGAAGCATCTAAATTATCATTAGATAGAAAAGTACAATTAATACTTGTATTAGGAGGTAAGAATATGAAGAATCAATCTGCAGATTTTGTAGCTGTAGAACTTGATAAAATCATTACCAAAGATGCAGGAGAGTTTTTAAGATTTTTGAATATGGATAAAAAACAGACAGCATCACATGCTCTTGTTTTAGAAGCTCTTCAAAAATCAGTATTAAGAAGAGAAGGACAAAGAATATTCCACATGGATTCTCCTTTAGGTATTGATGAAATTGAAGTTGCAGAATACCTTTCTAAAGAAGAAAACCAGGATATTAAACTTCTAATATTGTCTAAAATTAATAACTAAGAGTTATGACAACTAGGGAAATGCACTATGACTTCAAACAGAAGTTTAATAAAATAGACAGTCAAAAAAATAAGGGACTATTGGTCCCTGAAATTGACTGGCTTCTTAATGAAGCAGTTGAACTTTTTATTAAAAGAGTTGCACAACCTAAAGTTGATAATGGTCTTGGTTTTGAAATGTCTCAAAGAATAGTTGAAGATATTAAAACTCTTGTTGTTGGAGGAACATGGACTCCTGTAACAAATAATGTTATTGCCTTACCTTCTAACTATTTATACTTTGTAAGATGCAGAGTAAAGTTGTCAAAAGGTAATTGTACAGATCAAGAAGCAGTTCTTTATATACAAGAACATGATGATCTTTTTGAAGAAAGTGAGTTTTATAATAGTTCTTTTGAGTGGAGAGAAGTAAATGGAGTTTATGAATCACAAGGTATCCAAACTTTTACAGATGGTACTTTTACAATAAATGAAGCAAAGTTGTCTTATATACGCAAACCAGCATATGTACATAATGCCCAAGATTTTGGGTCAGGGTCATATGCTCATCCTTCAGGTGTCACCTTATCAGGTGCTGTGAATTGTGATCTCCCAGACCACACCCATAGGGAAATTGTTGATATAGCAGTAATGCTTGCTGCAAGTGAAGTGCAAACTTCAGACTTACAGGGTAAAATCAGTAAGTTAGGTTTTAATCAAATTGTTTAATTAAAAAAAAAGAGAAATTATGAGTAATCGTAACAATGACGTTTTTAAAGTGTTACCAGTAACTAACTGTAACCTTTTAGATCCTGGAGCAGGAGTATCTATAGAGAATTTAGCTGTAGGTCAATTAGGTGCATTTGATGCAGCTACTAACTTAGCTGTAGATCAATTTACAAGTCCAATGCCTAAAGAAGTTTTCTTTGCTTTGGCTTATACTACTCCTTCAGGAGGTATTGACTACAGAACTTCTGCAGGTCAAGTAATACAAAGACAAGGTGTAGTAGGTTTTACTGAAAAACTTTGTTCAACAGGAGCCCCTATGAAGGTAACTGTAGGTAACTTCAAAGCTGAGTGTGATACTGAGTATGGAGTAAGAATAGAATTCCGTAATGCAAGAATTAACAGAATTCAAGGTTATAACCAATTTAGCAAAGCTTATATGGTTACAACTCCTTGTTGTGATGATTGTGCTGAAGGATGTGGTTCTTTAGATGCAAATGTATTGACTCAATTATTTGTAGCTAATATTAATGCAGATGAGTCTGGATTAGTTATTGCTCAGCCTGTTGCAAGACAAGCTTTAACTACTGCTACTCATGGAACTTCTGTTAATTATGCTGCTGGTGCAGTAATGACTAGTGCTGATGTTGAAGATTTAATTGTGTTCAATAAAACTGCTTTAGCTGCTGCTCAAGTATTTGCTGATTTTGAATTAGTAAGTCAACCTCTTTCTATTGGTTCTTTTTGCCAAGTAAACTTACAATACTACAAATTATTGGAAACAGTTCTTATTGTTTCTCTAATTGAAGGTTTTGGATGTTCAGGTGCAACTACTATTAATCAATACCCTGTGTATGCAGAAGGTACTGGTAATAATATTTTACAAAAAGAATACCATGCTTCAGGAAATGCAGGTTCAGGTCCTTACAAATTGTCAGGAGTAACAGGTACTGCTTATGGTAATATCTCTTACTTGGCTGATAAGAATACTAATTATGACCAAATTATTTTGGAATATAACCAAAGTTCTGAATCAGGATGGCAAGAATATAGTAATCCATTAAGTACAATCTTTGCATATGAGTGTGATGACTGTAACTTAGGAAACTCTATAAAAAACTTCTTGACTGCTTTTATTACTAATACTCCTTTGATTGATTAATCAAAAGGATTATTAAAATAAAGCTATTTAATAAAACATCTCTATTTCTATAGAGATGTTTTTTTATTTTGTATATTTGACACTTAAAACACTTTCCCATGGCTTTGAATTACACATACTTAAAATACAAAGACACTCATACACTTAAAAATACTGGAACAGTAGATCTTACTTACCATGTAAGTAAAGTAACTTGTGATGCAACTACTGAAATAAAGACAGGAGTAATTACACCTAATCAAACAGTAGTTTTAACTTTTGCAACAGATGGAAACTATTCTATTTATTTAAGTTCTTCTACAGAAACCAGTGTTCCTTTTACTATTAAATATTACGAAAATCTATTGAGCTCTTTTGTCTTAATGGCACAACAAACTATATGTGGGACAAGTTCAGGGGGAGGAGGTTCAAGTTCAAGTTCAAGTTCAGGGATGGGTTCAAACTCTGGATCAAACTCTGGAGGACATTCAGGAGGACATTCAGGATCAGGAGGTAAATGTGGAGACTGTGGAGGGTATAATCAATGTGAAGATTACTTAGAAGCTTTTATGAAAGCTCAAGCTTTTAACACAATTAACTATCCTACATATCAAAATTATATAAATCAAACTACACAAAATAATATTTGTCTTTATACTCAAGAAGTACTTTGCAGTTTATTACATGAAAAAATATATGGAAATGCAAAAATAGAAAGAACTATGTTAAGTATTATTAGTTCTTATTATTTAAGTTTTTACTACCAAGACAAAGCTTTGGCAGTAAGTCAAGAAGAAAAAGATTATATTACAAGTAAATATAATTTTGATATAGTGAGTACATGTATAAGAGAGATAGGTATTATACCTACAGACCCTTCTTCTATAACTACTGCTGCACCTACAACTACTCTACCTATTTCTAGTACAAGTTCTACAAGTAGCACAACTACATTACCTATTTCAAGTACCTCTAGTACATCTAGTACCAGTACTTCTAGTACTACTAGTACCCCTCCTTCAATGGTTTGGACTTATACTTTCAGTAGGATTACATGTGATACATGTGTTAATTTCGGTGGTGGATCACTTGGTAATTCTCAAGAATTAACAGTTGGAAAATATTATACCATTCCAAGTGTACCTTATAAACTTTTAATTCTTGAACTTGTGCAAGTTGTCCCTGGTAGTCCAGCATACTATATTTTAAACTCTAGTGGTGCAACTACTTGTGAAGAGATTAGTTGTATTACAAGTAGTACTTCTAGTACAAGTAGTACATCTAGTACATCTAGTACTTCTTCAACTAGTACAAGCAGTACAAGCAGTACAAGCAGTACAAGTACTACTACAAATCCTTGTATTATGATAGGAAATGCCCAACAAACAGATTATTAATTAATACTTTAAAAAAATAAAATGACAGTATTAGTTAAATTATCAGTAGCAGGGACAAGTACAACACTTTTTAATCTTTACTCTAATATAGATTATAATACTGCTATTATATCAGGACTAACAAAATTGCAATTACAACAACAAGGATATTTACTACTTAATGTTCCAAATAATGCAACTATAATAAGAGTAGTTGCTACAGATAATTGTAGTAATTCTATAGATATACCTATAAGTTTGTTAACTACAACTAGTAGTACAAGTACAAGTAGTTCAACATCAACAAGCACAAGTACTAGTACATCTACTAGTACTACAACAAGTACTACTACTGAACCACCTCAAATTAATTCTTTAACAGGAATAATTATTAATGATCCTGAAGATAGTGGAAAAGTTACTTATAGCCCATCATATAATTATACCAGTCATTTACCTTTAGGAGATTGGTATTATAATAGTGGAGTAATACTAACTGTACAACAACCTTCTCTTTTTCAAACAAATGTTACATCATTGTATGATTACTCATCTCCACAAGTCAATGACATGATTATGGTACGTCAAGATTTTCAAAGTTTTTTACCTAATGATATTGTATTTAATCCTGCACTTGGTAATAAAATGTGGTATCTGATTTCATTAGTAGAATATACATCTGCACAAATTGCAACTATACTTGCTAATGCAACTCAAATTCAAAATATACAATTACTGCCAGGAAATCCTCCTACATGGGAAGGGGATAGTTTTCTTTATGATGTTAATCCTACACAATCAAGTTATGCGTATTTAATATGGGATTATAGAAAGGTTGCAACAACAACTACTAGTACAACAAGTACAACAACAATTTTAGACTGCACTCTTGCAGGAAATGCAGTCTCAATTTAAAATAATAAAAAAAATAAACTTATGACAGTCTTAACAATATTATCAGCAGCAGGTACAGGTACTGGTCCATTTGATTTATATACAAGTATTAATGGAACAACCTTTACATTACTTGTTTCAGGTATTGAAAAATCAGTATTAGTTGGTCAAGGATATTCTTCTTCAGCAGTACCAAATGGTTCAACTAAGATTAGAGTAACTTCTACAAGTGTTTCATGTCCTACTAGTATAGATTTAACTATAACAAGCATCAGTACAAGTAGTTCTACTACTTCAAGTAGTAGTACAACTTCTACTACAAGTACCACTACTGTAGATCCTTGTTACTTTGCAGCAACAGGTGTTATTAGTAATCTTTATTATGTAGGTCAGAGAGCTTTAGGAGGTACTATAGCATATATTTCAATACCAGGAGATACTGGATATGTTGAAGGGGAACAACATGGACTTGTTGTTACAGAGTATGATTTACCAACAAAATTACCTTTTGGAGGAAGTGATGTTGTAGGTAATACTCCATATGCATATGGACAAGGGGCAGCAGCTAATGCTTATTTGGTAGGACTTGCAGACAATTTTACTGCAGTAAATGCTTGTTTAAATTTAACTCAAGGAGGATATAGTGATTGGTTTTTACCTAACAATAATGAAATGCGACGTATATATAATAGGAGGGCACTAATTGGCAATTTTGATACTACTACTGTAGATGAGTTTGACACAAGTACTAACTATTGGTGTGCTAATATTTATTATAATGATGGAGATCCAGAAATAGGTCCAGAATATTATGGTAATATTGCTACTGCTTATAATTTTACTTCTGATCCAATTAGCTATGAAGACAATGACCTTGGAAGAGGCTTTGAATTTAATGTTAGACCAGCTAGATACTTTTAATAATAATGCTATAAAATAATAATCTTATGAAAGTTAAAATAAGAATAACAAGTACAGGAACAGCATCAGGACCATTTTATGATTTATATTCAAGTTTTGATGGAGTTACTTTTCCTTACAAATTTGAATCTGAAATTGCAAAATCTCAATTAGTTGCAGGGTATGATTCTATATTAGTACCAATTGGTACAACTAAAATCAGAGTGCAATCTTTAGCAAATGGAGAAGGTTGTACTGATTATGTAGATGTAACTGTAGACCTTCTTCCTATCCCTGTTCCTGAACCTACTCCTGAACCTCTTTCTCCTTTATATATTGGTCAAGTATATAATGGAGGAGTAATCATAGAAGTTTCTCCTGATTATTCATGGGGATATATAATGAAGACTACTCCTGAATCTTTTGCAGAATGGGGAGCTGCTGTTCTTGGAGCTAGAGCTGTAGTTCATCAAGGTTATGAAGATTGGGGATTACCTACTACAGCTCAAATGCAACGTGCATGGAATTATAGAGCTTCTTTAACAGGAGTAACTTTTTTAAATATAGCTCACTGGGCATCTGAAGAATATTCACAGTATGGATTAGCTGTAAATATGGGAAATGGTAGTGTAATTCCAGGAATGTATAAATGGAATGAATTGCCTTATTATGCAGTAAGAAGATTTTGGAGAGAACTTAACACACTTTAATTTTTAAATAATATCAAATGATAATAGTAGTAACATTAACAGCAAGTCAACCTTCTACAGGTCCATTTAATATATCTTCAAATATTAATTATTCTACAATAATTAATACCTCACCAATAGCAAAAGCAACATTATTGGCACCAGGATATACAATGGAAGTTCCAAATGGGACAACAACAATTAGAATACAATCTGTATCAGAATGTAGCAATTATATAGATGTAGTATTAACTTCAAGTAATGATACAACTACTTCAAGTACTACCTCTCCTCCAGAACCAGAAGCTTGTGGAATAACTGCAACAGCAGACGAGTTAGTAGATCCTGTAAATGCTTGTGCAAGTTGGAGTAGTTATACTCCTCCTTCAGGAGCTGTTTACGAAACTTATATACAAAATATAGCAGTAGATTTTAGTGCATCTTTAGTTTTTGGAGAGTTTATTGATGATTATTTAAGTGTTGTAGATGTTGTGTCTTATACAACTATGAACTTTGGTGGAGAGTATGTTTTCTTTCCTTCTAATGGTGAACCTAGTGGATTTGCTTCCTCTATAAATCCTGGTACTAATATAGCAAATGATTTTAATGCAGGAACGGATATTGTAATGCCACAAGGGTATACTAATCCTAACCCTGTTAATACATTAAGATTTGTAGGAACTTTAGTAACTAATCTTAGAACAAGAAAATTTGATTTTGGTAGTTATTATGATTACTATGGTTCAGAAGATGAAGGCCCTAATGGGACTGGTCCTAGAGGAATTGGAGCTGAGTCTTCTGCAGATAACTGTGAATAATATAATATGAGATATATTTGTGCACAACCTGCAAATGATTTTTACACTTGGCAGGTGGAAGTAGTAATAAATAATTTTAAAAAGCATGGTGTCAATCCTAATAAGATTGACATCCTTTGTGCTGTAGATAATGATATAGTTCCTGAAGTTTGGAGAAAACTACAAAACCACTATAACACAATTAGGTTCTTTTTTTATAATGATACTAGAGTAGATAAGAGTTATATTCCTTCTATTTACTTTAATCTTATGAGTAGTCATATGAAAGCAAATCCAGATCTTATAGGTCAAAGATTATTTTTGCATGATTGTGATGTAATATTTACAAGACCTCCTGAAGTAGATTGGGCAATGCCAGGTAATATATGGTATTTAAGTAATACTAACTCTTATATTAATTATGATTACATACAACAAAAAGGTAATCATATTTATAAGAAAATGTGTGAGATTATAGGTATAAGTACTTTAGTACCTAAATTAATGAATAGTAATTCAGGAGGAGCTCAGTATGTTACTATAGGAGAAAGTTTTGAATTTTGGGATAAAGTAGAGAGTGATAGTGTCAAACTTTATTCTTACTTTTGTAATACAGAACACCTTCATATTGAAAAATATGAAAATGATTATCCAATACAAAAATGGACAGCAGGAATGTGGTCTTTGCTTTGGAACATTTGGTTAAAGGGGTATGAAACAAAAGTAGATTCTAGGTTAGATTTTGGTTGGAGTACAGATCCTATTTCCTCTGTAGAAAAATACTTTATATTACATAATGCAGGAGTTTCTGGAAATGATGTAAATCTTTTTTATAAGGCAAAATATATAAATAGTTTACCTTATAATGATGTAATTCAAGTAGATGAAAACAGGGCAAGTTCCTATTATTGGAAAGAAGTTCAAGAAACAGCAAAACAAACAATCTTAATATAAAAATATGGTAAAAGAAACTTTTACAAAAATTTATACTGATAATCTTTGGGCATCTGCTGAAAGTAAAAGTGGTTCAGGTTCAGAATTACAAAATACAGAAGTATTAAGAAAAGAGTTATCTATACTCTTTAAAAAATACGAGATCACATCTATGTTAGATATTCCTTGTGGAGATTTTAATTGGATGAAAGAAGTAGATTTAAGTGAAATAAATTATTTAGGGGCAGATATAGTTGAAGAATTAATACAAAGTAATAATACTAGGTATCCTAATAAATCTTTTACCGTATTAAATATAATTGAAGATGAGTTACCTAAAGCAGATTTAGTTTTTGTTAGAGATTGTCTAGGGCATTTAAGTAATGAAAATGTATTAAAAGCTTTAGAGAATATAAAAAGAAGTGGAAGTAAATATCTATTAGCCACTAGTTTTACTAAGTGGAGTCAAAATCCTGATATAATAGATGGAGGTTGGAAGTGTATTAATTTAATGATTGCCCCTTTTTATATGAATCCTGTATATTTAATTAATGAAAATTGTCAAGAAGGTTATCCTCATTACAATGATAAATGTATGTTACTGTTTGATTTAACAAAATAATATTATATCTCATGTTAGAACTATTAAAAATAAAGAAAGACATTAATTGGTTAGTTGATCAAATAAAATGTCTAATAAGAAAGAGTGATTTAGACTCTCCTTTAAGTGCTATAGAGTGGTCTACAAATCATTCTGTGGCATTAGGTAATCCTTATATCTTAGATTGTTTTGTATGGTTTGAAGGGCATGTATATAAAAGTCTTATAAATGATAATCAATATCCTCCTACTAATAGTAATTATTGGGCAGACTTAGGTACAGGACACTTGTTAGTAGAAGAATCTTCTGCTAGTGGTTCTACTAATTTATCTCCAACTCAAACTGCTACTAATTTTACTATTAATAGTGATACTGGAACAGATGCTACTATTCCATTAGGAAACGGTACTTCAGCAGGGGCTACTTTAAATAATTATACAACTTCTGAAAAGAATAAATTAGCAGGGATTGCTACAGGAGCAGAAGTTAATGTCAATGCAGATTGGAATTCAGTTTCTGGAGACAGTCAAATACTAAATAAACCAGTAATTCCTTCAGTTAGTGGTTTAGCAACTGTAACTTATGTTAATACTCAAGACGCTTTAAAAGTAGATAAAGTTACTGGTAAAGGATTAAGTACTGAAGATTATACAACTACAGAAAAAAATAAACTTACAGGTATAGCAATAGGTGCTGAAGTAAACGTAAATGCTGATTGGAATGCAGTTAGTGGAGATGCTCAAATATTAAACAAACCTACAATAAGTGGAACAAATACAGGTGACCAAGACTTAAGTGAACTAGTTGTTAAAAACACTCCTATTACAGGAACTACTAAAACTAAGATAACTTATGATGAAAAAGGATTAGTTACAGTAGGAGCAGATGCAACTACTGCTGATATAGCTGATTCAACAAATAGAAGATATGTTACTGATGCAAAATTAGTTGTTCTTAATAATACAACTAATAATAATTCAGGAGATAATGCAGTAAACAGTTTATATAGTGGGTTAGCAAGTTCTAAACAAAATACTTTATCAGGAACAGGGTTTGTAAAATCTACTGCTGGTGTTATTAGTTATGATACAAGTACATACTTAACTTCAGCAGTTACTTCATTTTCAGGAGGGACAACAGGATTAACTCCAAGTACAGCCACATCTGGAATAATTACATTAGCTGGTATTTTAGCTATTGCAAATGGAGGAACAGGTGCAACTACTGCAGGAGGTGCAAGAACCAATTTAGGAGCAACTACAATTGGATCAAATATTTTTACAGTAGGAAATCCTGGAGCAATAACATTCTTAAGAGCTAATGCAGATAATACAGTAAGTCTTTTAAGTGCTGCAAATTTTAGAACTGCTATTGGTGTTGGGACTGGAGGAACAATAACATTGAATCCTATAGGTTCTGCACCTAATGTAAATGGAGCTACAATAACAGGAAGTGTTTTAAACTTACAACCTGCCTCACTTAATTTTGGAGGAGTAGTAACAATTGATCCACAAACATTTGCAGGAATAAAAAGTTTTACTGAAGACTTAGTAGTTAATGCTTTAACTGTTGGAAAAGGAGGAGCTGTAGGTAATACTGCAGTTAATAATACAGCTATTGGAGTAAATGCACTTAAAGTAAATACTGCAAATAATAATACAGCAATTGGTAAAAGTGCTCTAGCAAATAATGTTGCAGGGTATCAAAATACTGCAATTGGAGTAGAGGCTCTTTTAAATAATGTTGGAGGGCCTAGTTCTGAAAATCCTACAATTCCTTATGTTGGTATTTATAATACAGCAGTAGGGTTTGAGTCTCTTAAATCAAATACTGGGAATAACAATACTGCAGTTGGTATAGGAACACTTGCAGCTAATACAATAGGTTTTCAAAATACTGCAATAGGGTCTGAAGCACTTAAAACAAACACTAGTGGAGAAGAAAATACAGCAGTTGGTAAAGATGCACTTAGACAGAATACTGATGCAAATTGGAACACTGCAGTTGGTTCAAGTGCCCTTCAAGGTAATGTTGGAGGTTTTCAAAATACTGCTGTTGGTAGATATGCATCATATTCAAATTTTGGTGGTGCATATAACACTTCAATAGGTGTAGATTCACTTGCAGCTAATATAAGTTCAAACTTAAACACAGGACTTGGTTACAAAGCAGGTTATACTGTAACTGGTGCTAGAAATACTTTTCTTGGATCACAAGATGACAATACCATATCCCCACAAGTAACCACTGTTATTAATAGTATTGCTATAGGAAATAATGCATACACTACTAAAAGCAACCAAGCTGTTTTAGGTAATTCACTTATAACTGAAACCGTTTTACATGGAAATATTAAATTAGTTACATCCCCTTCAACAAGTCTTGGATCCTATAATTTTTTAACAGTAAATACAGTTGGTGGACCTAATACAGGAAATATTGAAAGTATACCATTAGTAATAAGTGGAAGCAACACAGGAGACAATGCAACTAATACACAATATAGTGGATTAGCTGCATCAAAACAAGACACTTTACAAAATACCGTAAATATTAAATCTATTAATGGAAATAGTCTTTTAGGAGGAGGTAACCTAACAATTAGTGCTTCTGCTGCTGCTCAATCAGCCTATACTATTTTAACTAATAATACAAATGCAAGTGCAGTTCCTACAGAACAAGTATATAAAGAAGTGGCAGAACAGTCTTTATCTGGAATAGGAATGATTGCTACAGGAGGATCAATACCAACTGGAACAAATACGCATTTTTATAGATGGTCACAAGTTGGTAATTTAGTGACAGTTAGAATAAACCTAAATTTTGGGACTGCTGGAACTTGTAGTGGTATAGCAATACCTTTTGCTAATATGCCTGATATACCACAAATTCCACAACACCCAAATATATATGCTAATGCTTTAGATGTAATAACACATGGATCTGGAAATTTAGCAGGTAATAAACAATTTGGAACATTTTCAACTGGAAATGGAACATCTGCAATTAGAATAAAAACAACAGGAGCACCAAATACTTATGAGTTCCTTGTAGGTAGAGCATCAGCTGGATATAACAATGGATGGATACATATACAATATTATATATAAAATGAGACACATAAGACAAATTAACACAGTAGGTCAAGAGTATTATGGAGTAGTAATAGCTGAAGAACCTTTAGAACAACACCCTTCAATTTTAGAACATCCTGAGTTGTTTGAAATATCAGAAGACACTATTCCAGAGAAACATCAATATTTAAACTATGAATAATTAATAAAATTAAAGACAATGGCAAAGATTAATGAAACCACTTTAAGAGTAGAAGTTAAAGTGTCTAGACCTGGCATACATGCTAAAACAAAAACATCTAAATCAAAAAGTTCTAAAAAGTACAAAAAACTTTATAAAGGGCAAGGAAGGTAAAATATTTTAACTATTTTTGTAAAGACTATTACTATGAAAAAGTCATACAACATTATAATAATATTAAAGAGTAGCATTATGGAATGGTTAGGTCTATACACTAAGTATTTTTTTAAGTTAGGAATTAACTTAAAAGCAATGGCATCAAGTCCAACAGGAGTTATATCAGGAAGTACAATAGTTGTAGCATCTGTTTTAACCTCAATTCAAAAAGCTTTATTACTTTTATTATTGTTTTTTATACTAGATTTTATAACTGGTATATTAGCTTCTTGGAAAATTAAAAAAGAAGAAGAAAAGTTAGACCCTACTCTTAAAGGTACAGCTTTAATTTCTTCAGACAAACTTAAACTCTCAGCTGTAAAAGCTTTTACTTATGCTAGTGCTATTTTAGGAGTTTGGGGAATTGAAAAAGTATTCTTTATTAAGACCTTTAAGTTTGATAATGTAAGTACAGAAGACTTAACTGTCACTTTAATCTTTACTGGATTTTGCTGTGCAATAGAGTTCTATTCTATTGTATTTGAGAATTTTAAAAAGATGGGATTTGATATATCTAAAAGATTCCTTAAAGTAGTTAACAGCATAAAAAAGATTGTCTTTCAAGTAGAGAAATAAAATAAAACCATATCTTTGTGATATGGATTTATTAGAAAAAATAACAAAGCCTTTTAGTGCCTTGACTTTTGAAGAAAAAAAGCATAGGTATTTTGTTGAAGATAAACCTATTAAGACATCTGTCTCAGGTTTAATTTCAGAGTATTATGAGCATTTTAATGCTGAAGCAATTGCCCCCTATTCTGCTAGAAAATTAGGGATTACCACAGAAGAAGTCCTAAAACAATGGGCTGACATAAACCAAGAGTCTAGGGATAGAGGACATAGAGTACATGCCTTTGGAGAACTCTACCAATTTAACAGAAGTTTAAAACCTTCCTGTCCTCAAGAAGAAGCTCTTGTAGCCTTTTGGGAAAGTGTACCAGAACACATTATTCCAGTAGCTGCAGAACTTAGAATGTACCACTTTAAGTACATGTTTGCAGGTACAGCAGACATCATCCTATTTGACACTAAAACACAATCATATATAATTGCAGATTACAAGACCAATAAAGACTTGTTTAAGAATTATAAAAACAAGACTATGTTAGCTCCTTTTGAAGCATTATTAGATTGTCCTTTAAATCATTATGTAGTTCAACTTTCTTACTATCAATTACTGCTAGAACAAATAGGAGTAAGAGTTAGTAAAAGGATAATTATATGGTTAGGTTTAGATGGTAAATTTACTAGTATTCAAACTGATGATGTAACAAGTATTTTAAAATTAACATTAAACAATTAAGTCATGAAACATTTACAATTACACAGATTTAAAAAGATTATAGGCAACAGTATCTTTAAACTTTTTTTTCCTAATGAAAATAAAAGATTAGAACAAAAACATGGTATTGGAAAACAATATGATTTAGTTTTAGTTTCTGTTCCTGTAGGGAAACAAACTGCTGCTGTAAACTACATTAGAACTTTTACAGATTGGACTGTAAAGAAAGCTACAGCATTTGTTAAAGAAGGGGATTACCCTAAAGTAATTATATACAACATTAATTCTTCTTTTAGAAGTTCAGCTATTTCTTTTGCTGCTGAAATAAAAGAGGATGATGGCATCATTATAGAAATAGTTTAATATGTTAATAGCTGAAATAGTAGAAAGAATTCAATCTCTTTATTCTAAAGGAGTGTCTAGTGATGAATCTAGACTATCTGACAGACATGTTTATAATAAAGCATTGTCTGTTAGAATGCAATTACTTTCTCAACAATTAAAAAAGAAACAAAGACTTAGTGATTGGAACTATACTGTTCTTCCTTGTGTTGAACTAATTAAAGTACCTAATCATGAGTGCCCTTGTCTTGGAGATTTAGGTTGTGATGTTTATAGAACTAAATTTAAAATACCAAGAATATTAACAGATTCTAATAGACACTACATTGAGTATGTTATGTCTATAGAAAACAGTATTAGAATAGAAGAAGTAACAAGACAAGGTGTTCTTTATTTAAAAGGAAACAAGTACACAGGGACTAAACCTAAGTACTTATTTGAGAATGGTTACCTTTACTTTCCCCTAAAGAAAAATCCAGGAATAGTAAAGATTAAACTTCTTGCTGAAGATCCTTTAAAAGCACATTACTATCCTTCTATGTGTGAAGAGTGCCAAGAATGTTTAGATTGTATTCCAACTCCTGACCACACTTTTGATATTGATGGTGATTTAATTGAACCATTAATTGACATCTGTGTTCAAGAAATTATTGTTATCTTTGGTCAGAAAAAAGAAAATAAATCAAAAGATACTCAAAGGTCTGAGTGAGGTAATAGATAATGGAGAAAACAAATCTAAATATAAGAAGTTCTTTTAAAAGGTATTCTAAAGAAGTAAAGAAACCTGTTGAGATTGATACTTTTATTCCTATTGCTAATGGGTATATGGATTTTCTAATGAAGAAAGTTATTGCAGGAGAAGAAGTTACTCTGCCAGCAAAACTTGGAACCTTATTTATACAAGGAGTAAAAAAGAAACTCACTTTTAATAAAGATGGTGTACCAATGCTTCCACCTAATTGGGGTGAGACTAAGAAATTATGGGAAAGAAGTCCTGATGCTAAAGCAACAAAAAAAATAGTTTATTGTCTTAATGAAGAAACAAATGGTGTAGTTTATAAGTTACATTGGTCTAAAAACAGAGTACCAATAGAGAATAAATTATTTTATAGTTTTAGGTTAACAAGAGAGAATAAAAGAAATATCTACAATCAGATAAAACAGGGAAAAGAATATATAATTAAAACTTAATATCATGAACAATCAAATTCTTTATGCAATTAAAAATTTAGAACAAAGAGTAGTAGACCTCTATTCTAAAATAAAAAACATAAATATATCTTCAGCAGGAGACTTACAAGCAGTTACAACTCAAGGTAGTACAACTACAAATAATGTAGAGTTTAATGATGGAGCTAAAATTCTTTTTGATAATGGCTCAAGATTACAAAAAGGAACTACTAATAGTGAAACTGGTGGTAATGGTGGTATTGCTCAAGTATGTTCTATAGACTACGAATTAAAATGGGAAGCAGGAAGACAGTATGTTATGCAACAAGACGGATTTACTATTAGAGAAGTGAGTCATAACTTTACACTTACTCCAGGAGTTAATGATGATATTACTAGAGGATTTGTATCTAGTAGTAGATGGATATTAGACAATGGGGATATTTATGTATGTACTGATAATACAGAAGAAAATGCTGTTTGGGAATTGCAAGTACCTGTAGATTCAAGACCATATAAAGTGTATACAGCTTTATTAAAAAGAACAGGTGCTTCTGTAGAACCTCCAATTGTTTTAGAAAATACACTAGGTACAATTACACTTAGTTATGATGGTATTGGTATATATAATATAGACTCATCAGGGTTATTTACTGCAGATAAAACTGCTGTTTTTGTACAAGTGCAACCCACTGGATCTTTTGGAGTAGTTCTAGCAGCTTCTAGAATATCTTCAACAAGAGTAAGTTTAATCCAAACTACTGATAGTGGTGCTTCTGAAAATGATTGGGTTTATCCAGTATCAATAGAAATAAGAGTATACAATTAAATAATAATAAGATGGCAAAGTCAATACAAGAAAGAGTAACATCTGTAGAAAGAAAAGTAAGAGGTCTATGTTGTTCAGAGGGCAATGAAGGACCTCAAGGCCCAATAGGTCCTCAAGGAGTACAAGGTATCCCAGGAATAGCAGGTGCTGTAGGTCCTGCTGGATTAGAATGGCAAGGTTCTTGGGTTTCAGAGACATCTTATGTTGCAGATGATGCTGTGGGATATGATGGAGCTTCTTGGTTTTGTATATTGGCTACATCAGGAACTACAACTCCAGACTTAGATACAACACATTGGGCATTACTTGCTTCTCAAGGTGCACAAGGTATACAAGGAGAACAGGGCCCTACTGGACCTCAAGGTCCTGCTGGCACAGGTGGTGGAGGAGGAACAGACTTAGGATATACACCAATTAACAAAGCTGGTGATACAATGTTTGGTGACCTAATACTAAACCAAGACCCTTCTACTGCTTTAGGTGCTGCTACAAAACAATATGTAGATAGGATTGAAAGTGGAACTTATGCAGAGTATGTTCAAAAAATTAATGACAATGCATTACTTCCTGAAAGATACTATGCTATTACTGATTATCAACACAAGTATTGTATAGATGAAAGTAATACTTCTGCAAAAAAAGTATTTAAAATAGTTACATCTAAAATTTCTAATTTTTTAGTTTTTGATGATGACAATGCTTATGACTTAAATGTAGGGACTGTTGTAACTATAGAATACTTACCTCCAACATATACAGGAGGATTAGTAGTAGGGAATACTACAACAGTTAGTGAACAACAATTTAACTATTACTACAGATTTGCTAATGGTATGAACTGGGATCCAAGTATTATAGGAGTAGAAATATCCTATTCATATGCAAGATTTGCTACTCGTACAGATTTAAATAATGCAACTGTATACGATGCTTATAATAAAGTAATACTAAAACCAGGAGGAGTATTAAATACTGATGTACATGATGGTACTCCATATGGAGATTTAAGTGGTAGTGAAAACTTCACTCCTCCTGTTGAAAGTATAGTATTAAAAGCAAAAAGTACAAATTCTTTTTATGAAAATTGTTATAGTTTAACTTATATAAATGATGAGTTAATTTATGACTTTACTTCTAATATTGTTTATAATGACAATAAAGAACAAATTGGAACAAGAAATGGTTTTATAAAAAGAAGATTCAATAAAGACATTGATATAGATATTGATAAAGATTGGAGAGTTCAAAGATACAGAAGATGGATGGTTCCTGTAGCTACAGAGACTTCTGACTACAGAAAAAAATTACTTAATATAGATCTTCCAAACACAAATACATATCTAGCATTTCAAAGTAAGTATCTTTATACAAGTGAACTATTAAATGTTAATAGTACTTCATATATGTACATTTGTAGAACAATTGAAGCTACTAGTTTGACTGCTGGAATTACAGGTTCTGCAACCTCTTTTCCAATAGTAATAGATGGAACTGGAGGATTAAATTCTATAGAAGGTATTGTAAAATTTAAAGATTATACAATATTTGAATTAGATTCATTTTTAAAACCTGTTGAAGTAGAAAATTGTATAATAGATAATTTAGAAAATACAATATTTATAAACACAGATGCTACTCAAAAAGGAAATCTAAAGGTAGGTAATGACATAAAATTTTTTAATAGTACTTTTTTTGGATACCCTAATATTAAATGTTCAGGAACAAATCTTAATAATGTAGTTTTACTTGATAAAGTAGAGATGTTTGGTACTGATATAAGTTTATCAAATATAAATGCATTAAGTTATTTATATTTAGGTTTACTTCAGGTAAGTATTACGAACACAATAATAGGTTCTTTACCTTATGCTGTTACATTTACTGGAATGGGTCCTGCTCCATCTAATACTGCAGTTAGATGGTTGACTCTAGATAGTCAAATGTCAACTCTTAAAAACTGTTTAATTGGATGTGGAGTAGCCAGTATACAATTAAATAATTCTACTATTTCAGGAGGAGGATTATTTGTTTATGCTAGTTCAGCGTCAAATACTGAGACAAGTTATGATCTTTTTAAATTATTTAGTTCAAAATTTACAAATGTAAACTACCATAATTATTTTGTACAAACTCAGACTGTAGATAATGTAGTTCTTTCTACAAAACAAATAAGAATATCTGAAAGTACAAATGGTGGGATAATACGTTCAGATTCTAGTTCTGCTTTATATTTTCAAAATATAAATGTAGCAATTCCTTCTAGTACTGTTACTAAAAATTACAACTATACAACTTTTCTTTTTGAAACAGTATTAAATGATAGAGTAGTATCAGAAAAGTCAGGGAACTACCCACTAGTAAATGCAGATAGTGGAAGTGTAATCATATTTACAGCATCTGCAACACTAACAATACCAACAGGACTTGTAGCTGGATTTGAGTGTACATTTGTTACTTTGGCTGGTGTAACATTAACAGTTGTTTCTACAGGTAATACATTAAACAATGCACCAAACCCTACTGGAAATAATGTACTACCACCACAATTAAGTTTTACATTAAAGAGAATGATATTACCAAACACATTCATAGCAACAGGAAACCTATAATTATGAATAACTTAGCATTCCAAATATACGGAACAAAAAAAGCAGCTCCCTTTCAATCTGTTTGGAAGACAGATACTACTAGTACTGGAGGAGGTGACCAAGCAGCTAGAGGAGCGTCAGCACCAGTACCTTCTGATTGGGCACTTGGACCTGGGGGTGGAACAACTCTAAACAATGCTGGATACACTCATAATGCATCAGGTTCAAATCCATTACTATTTGGCATGGCTATGACTGCGGGGCAGAGTTGGCAAATAATATGTACATTTTCTGCAGGCTCAACAGGTGAGGTTATAATTAACTTCGGGGATGCACCTAGTGTTACAGTGTCTACTAACAATCTTAGCACCACAATAAATTTAACAACAACAACAACCCTTCCAGCTAATTTCAGAATTACACCAGTAGGTTTTGTTGGAAATGTAAAGTTAAGTATATTGCAAAGTTCATCAGCTGCTAATCAAATACAACTACCAATAACTAGTATCCCTGTTGGAAAATCAATATGGATAGACTGGGGTGATGGTCAGTATAGCACTGCAAATAATAGTAATGTTGTTGCAAATAGAATACACACATATACAACACCAGGAGAATATACGGTAAGGGTACTTGGAGATAATTTCAATTTTGCATTTGGGGGTACTACATCTGTTAATGATAGACTAAAAATAAAGTCTATATCTAGTTGGGGTAAATTAAAAATAGGGCAGGGTTCTTTTAATGGATGTTCTAATATGACCATGTCTGGAATAACTGATGTTCCTGATTTAACTGGAGTGACTAGTTTATCAGGTACATTTTTAAATTGTTCTAAAATTACTACTGTTGGTAGAATGAATGAATGGAATACTAGTGGTGTTACTATTATGGGCGCTGTGTTTAATGGTTGTGTTTTATTTAATCAATGTATAGGTGGTTGGAATGTATCTAATGTTACTACTTTTGAAGGAATGTTTTATAATTGTTGGGAATTTAACAATGGGGATAATAGTACACCATTAAATGATTGGAGATTTAGTACAACATCATCAGTGTCATTAAACTATCCATTTATTCTTTGTAAAAAATTCAATAGATATATAGGTGATTGGAATACATCTAACGTGACTATAATGTCAAGCATGTTTGATAGCTGTACAGTATTCAACAATGGATTTGATCCTGGTGTTGGAACAGGAAACCAATTAAATTGGGATACATCTTCTTGTACTACAATGGCTGGTATGTTTGTAAGTGCTCCTGCATTTAACTCTAACATATCATTATTTAATGTATCTAAAGTGACAACCTTTAATAAAATGTTCTACGGTTGTAATACTTTTAATAATGGATTTGCACTTGGAGATGGAGTAGGAAATCAATTACCTTGGAATATAGGTGGTAATATAACAGGTCCAATTAATATGGATTCTATGTTTTCTCCTGCTCCTGCATTTAACTCTAATTTAGGAACAGGGGCTACACCATGGGATGTTAGTAAAGTTAATAATTTTACAAGTATGTTTAATGGAGCATCTAGATTTAATAATGGAAATGAAGATGATATTACAAAATCTAAAATAAATAATTGGAATATAGGAGGAAGTGTAACATCAGTTAGTTTAAATAGTATGTTTGCTAGTGCATCTGTTTTCAACAGAGATATTAGTAGTTGGAATGTAAGTAAGGCGACTAGTACTAATAGTATGTTTGCTTATGCTTCTGCCTTTAATCAACCTATTGGCAATTGGGAAAGAAGTACACCAGGTAATGTATCTACAATGGGCAATATTACTAATATGGGTACCATGTTCCAATATAGTTTAGCATTTAATCAAGATATTAATCTATGGAATGTAAATAAGGTGACATCATTTTATGGTATGTTCCAAGGTGCTAGAGACTTTAATAAATATATTGGAGATTGGAACATAAACACTGGAGCAGCATCAGTTGATATGACTGCTATGTTTTGGGTTGCCCCTAATTTCAATCAAGATATTAGTAAGTGGAACGTATCTAAAGTAACAGCATTTGTAAAAATGTTTGCTAGTGCTACTGCCTTTAATAATGGAGACAACAATCAAGAGAATCCAGAGAATCCAGTACCGAGACCAATAGGAATAAATGGTTGGAATATAAATACCACTGCAACATCAGTTAGTATGTTTGATATGTTTAATGGTGCTACTGCTTTTAATCGACTTATTGACTCTTGGAATGTGAGTAAGGTGACTAATATGGATTCTATGTTTTATAATGCTAGAGCATTTAATCAACCTCTTGCTGGATGGGAAAGAATTACACCAAATGTTTCTAGTTTAAGTAATGTTACCACTATGAGTAAGATGTTTTATCAAGCTTTCTTATTCAATCAACCTATTGGAAATTGGAATGTGAGTAATGTGACTGACATGAGTAATATGTTTGCTGGCTTTTTTAATGTTGGTTTTACTACTTTTAACCAAGATATTAGTAACTGGAATGTTAGCAATGTTACTACTATGACTGGTATGTTTACATATAATAATGCATTTAATCAGACAATAAGTGGTTGGAATGTGCCTAAAGTTAATAATTTTGGAAGTATGTTTACTGCAAGCAGATACAACCAACCATTAAACTTATTGAACATTGGTGGAGATGCATCAGTAACAACAATAAATATGAGTTCAATGTTTTTACGAAATGGTTATTTTAATCAAGACATAAGTATGTGGAATACAAGTAAGGTAACTAATATGTCATTTATGTTCTATAATGACAATGCACCAGTTAGTACCTTTAACCAACCTATTGGAACTTGGAATGTTGGTAATGTTACTAATATGAGTGCTATGTTTCAGGGTGCTTTTGCTTTTAATGAGTCTCTTGAAAATTGGGATGTGAGTAAAGTGACTAATATGTCTAGTATGTTTGCTAATAGCACCTATAGTGTTACTAATTTTAACCAAAATATAGGTTCGTGGAATGTTTTTGGAGTAACTAATTTTACTAATTTTATGACTGGCAAAACACCAGCCACATTCTCATCAACTAACCTAGATGCAATATATAATGGATGGATAGTAAATGGTGTACAACCAAATATATCATCGCCACTTGCAACAAACATAAGTTTTGGATCAGCTAGGTATACAGCAAACTCAAGTATAAAAAGAGGAGAACTAGAAGCAGCACCAAATAATTGGAGAATAGCAGATGGAGGAATAACAACAATAATAACATGATAAACCATGCAAGAAAGACAGATATTACCAAGAATAAGTAAAGCTGAACAAAGAATTGTTGATCTTTATCACAAGGTGGCTGAAGTAGAGACTACTCCAGGACCACAAGGAATCCAAGGTCCTCAGGGAACTCAGGGAATTCAGGGTACACAAGGGATTCAAGGAGAAGTAGGAGCAGCTTTAACAGTGCTTGGTTCTTACCCTGATCTTGCAGCATTTCAAGTTGGAGCTGGAAGTGCTCCTGGAAATCCTGGAGAAGCTTGGTTACTTATTTCTGATGGCTCTTTATATGTATGGCATACAATAACTAATACTTGGGATGATGTAGGAGATCTACAAGGACCTCAAGGATTGCAAGGAATACAAGGAATTCAAGGAATACAGGGGATACAAGGTCAACAAGGTATTCAGGGAATAAAAGGAGACACAGGAAATACTGGTGACAAAGGTGACCAAGGAATACAAGGAGCAGTTGGACCAGGAGTTGCTATAGGAGGAACTGCTGGACAAGTCTTAGTAAAAGTTAATGGTTCTAATTATAATACAACTTGGGTAGATGCTTCTACTATTGGACCAGTTACTACTCGTTGGTCTCCTGTATTTCAAGCAACAGGTTTAACTTTTACAGGAAGTAATGGAACATATCCTACCTATAATTCTTATTATGTAAGGTTTGGACAAATGGTTTCATTTAATATTGTTATAGATTTGTCTACTGTTACTAATTTTGGGACAGGACAGTTTAAAACAGAACTTCCATTTTTACCTATACCTACAGCAGCAAATCATTTTTCTGCATGGTCTTGGGTTAATACAGCCTTACCTCCTGATGAATTAAATGGACATATACAAATGGTTGCTGATCATTTGCCTAATTCTTTAGTGTTAGATTTGCATTGGTTAAAAGAAACTACAGCAACTCCCAAACCTTTAATTGAAAGTTTACTAATTCAAGGAACTCCAGTTATATTTACTACTAATAGTAAAATGTATATAAATGGTACTTATATTTGTGTACCTTAAATAAATAAAAGATTATGCAAGATAGATTTCAATATGTTACAGTAGATACTATCCTATCTAAATATATGAGAGACTTCAGAGGTGTTGAACTTAATGAAGATGAGGCTATAGAATGGATAGGAGAGGCATTAGGGTTTATGCAAATGGCTTCTGCTTCTGAAGAAGGTATTGCCTTTCTTGAAGTTAGAAACTATCAAGCTGCATTACCTAATGGATTACATTATATTATTCAAGTTGCCAAGAATAATGCTTGGTCTCCTACTGATGTTGTATCTTGTACACCACAAGTTATTGCTGAAGAGTTAGTACCTATTAGTTCTCCAGATTCTTGCTGTGGAGGTTTTACAGATGATTTAGTTGCTGTAGATTGCCAAGGAGAATTAATTGGAGATCAAGAAATAGGTTATTACAGACCTTATTTTGATTTACAATATGAATACTTAGGTTGGGTTCATTCTAAAGCTTATAGAACTAAATTTACTCCTGTTAGATTAGCTAATCATAGTTTCTTTAATAGTCTAGTTTGTCAGACAGAATGTAATGCAGGATTGTATAGTGAGAATACTTCAAGTCTTTCAGATGAATATACTATTGTTGGAGACCAACTTAGATTTAGTTTTAAAGAAGGATATGTAGCAGTAGCTTACTTAAGACAAAGAGTAGATCAAGAAACAGGTTATCCTATGATTCCTGATGATGAATCTGCTAAGGCTGCTATTACTTATTACTTAGGTTGGAAAACTAAAGAAAGAGAAGCTTGGAATCACAGAGAAGGTGCTATGCAAATAGCTCAAGTAGCTGAAGCAAGATGGTTAAAGTATATCAAACAGTTTAAGAACAAAGCTAAAATGCCTTGGGGAACTGATGAGTATGAAGACCTTATGGAAGGTAGTAATTACTTATTACCAAGAAGAAAAAGATACTATGGTTTCTTTGGAAAACTTGGACAAGCAGAAGATAGAATCTTTAATGATCCTAACTTTACAAATAAATATAGATATACATCAGGTAACTCATCTTATATGAGATAATTATGGCTAAAGAAAAACAACAAGGAGGAGTTAGTGTAAACATTCCTGGAGGATTAAATACAGATTCCTCTTTAGTAAATCAACCTGAAGGAACAACTAGATTTGTTCTTACAGGAGTAAATGAAACTAGAGAAGGAGATTATGGTTTTATTGCAAATGAAGAGTCTAACCAAGAGTGTTATGATTTAACTGTTGATGGACTATTACCTTCAGGATATATTCCTATAGGTAAGTGTTACATAGGTGAAGAAAATAATGCAATATTCTTAGCCCACTCTAATGGAGACTCTGCTATAATTATTGTTGATAAAGAATGTAATTCTTCTGTTGCTGTAAGTGACCATGACCAGTTAGAAAAATTAGGTTTTAAGGTTACTCAACAAATTGATGCTACCTTTAGATTAAGAAGAGGATGTGAAAGAGTTATATATTGGGTTGACCCAAAACCTAGAATATTTATTTTTGATAAAGAAGAAGAGTTTCAAGACCCTTCAGGGGATTGGGATATTTCTAAATTTAATTTATTCAAGACTTACAAAAAGATTCCAATTGTAGATGATATCACAGTTGTAGATGGAGCAGGGACTTTGGCCCCAGGTTCTTATAACTTTTCTATTCAATATCTTGATGAAGA